AGTCGTCAACTTTTGGCCGATTCTTAATTGATGGTAAATATGACGGCACTGTATGTATTTCGGGTGATGCAGCCGTAGCGACAGCAGCAAGCACAACGGTATTGGCTCAGGCGCATGACATTGCCGCGTTTTTAGCGGGTACGATTGCAAGCGTTGATTTTAGCGCAACTAATGGCCGCATTAGTTTTGCATTCAAACATCAATCAGGTTTGGCAATCAACGTTAATGACGAACAAATTGCAGCTAATTTGATAGGCAATGGTTACAACTTCTATGCTGCTTATACAGAGGGTAGCAATGATTTTAATTGGTTCTACAATGGCAACATTGCAGGGCGTTGGGTGTGGTTAGATTCGTATGTTAATCAAATCTATCTCAATAGCCAATTCCGTTTAGCAGGTGCAACTTTGCTTGATTCTGCCAATGCGGTGGACTATGGCACAGTTGGTCAAACTCAATTACGCGAATCGTTAAAGCCTGTTATTCAAGAGGGCTTAAATAGCGGTATCATTCGTACAGGTATTGCACTGTCTAGCGCACAAGCAACACAGGTTAATACTCAAGCGGGATTGCGTATTGATAACTTTTTGCAAACAGACGGTTATTATTTGCAGATTAAGCAGCCTAGCGCACAGGATAGAGGCTTACGCAAATCACCAATAATCAATTTTTGGTACACAGACGGTGGTGCAGTTCAACAAATCGTCTTAAATTCTTACAACGTGTTATAAGGCGGTGATTTATGACCATTACCAGTGCTAATAGTGTTTTTATGCTCTCGTTTGGCTCTTTGTTCCCTATCCCTCAGAAATTAGAGGGTTATGCAACAGACGACAGTTTTATGGCTGATGTGGTTGAGATTGCTCAAACCGCCATGGGTGTTGATGGTAAATTGTCGGCGGGTTATGTGCCTAATCCGACAGTTATGACTATCACTTTTCAACCCGACAGCCCATCTATTGTAAAGTTTGAATTTTTGATTGCGGCTATGCGTCAAGCGCGAGATATTTTTGAATTGTCAGCAACAATTGCGTTGCCTGCAATCGGACGTTCTTATGCTTGTGTTAAAGGTGTTTTGACCGAGTACAAGCCGTTACCCGATGCTAAGAAATTGTTGCAGCCTGTGACTTATAAAATCACATGGCAGACAATTGAAGTCGGCGCAATCTAATCGAATTAACTAGACTAGCGAAAGCGAAAAGTTAGCCCCACATGGCCTGTCTAGTTATTCCCGTGGGGGATATTATCGTGGGGATAATGATATGGCTAGACGTGAAGAATTTTATACAGTATCAGACAATAACCGAGATTTTAACAAAACATTCGTTATTACTGAAATGTCGGCGTTTGATGCTGAATCATTTGCTATTAAATTAGGATTGCTTTTGCTCTCAAACAATCCCGAATTACCAAGTGATTTAACTCAGAAAATACAAAACAACGACTTATCAATGCAAGATATTGCTCATTATGGGTTTAGATTGTTGCAAGGATTGAATTACGATGCAATCAAACCTGTGCTTGATGATTTAATGAAGTGCGTACAAATCATTGTTGATAAAAAATCGGGCATTAGACGAGCATTGGTTAATGAAGACATTGAAGAAGTCAAAACCATTATAACTTTGCGTAAAATGGTGATAGGGCTTCATGTAAATTTTTTAGATACCGCAGATACCCAAAATACGGCTACATAGAGCCATCAAACGTGCCTCAAATCGGTTATGCTAATATACCGCGCATCATCGGTTTGATAGTGTCTAAACGGTATGCAACATTGCACGATTTAAAAACAGTTATCGGTATGGCAGAGGCTTACGATTTAGTCGAGATTATCTCAGTCGATGCGTACAATAACTATTTAGCGAGTAAGAAATAATGGCAACAGTGATTGATGCGCTAGTCGTAACGCTTGGTTTAAATGCTCAAAACTTTACACAGGGCAATCGTGAGGCGAATCAATCACTAGACCGCACACGTCAAAACACAAAGGACGTGACAAAAGAAGAAGATAAACGCGAAAAGCAGCAAGAGCGAACACGCAAGGCTCGCAATCGTGACCACATCGAACAGCGCAAACAGCAAAAAGAAAGCATTGATAACTTCAAAGAGATGACCAAACAAGCCGTCTCTTTTTTTGGTTTTGCTACGACTTTTGGCGGCATGGCTTCATGGATAGGTGGTATTACTCAAGCTAACAGCCAACTTTACCGCGCGTCTAATAATTTAGGCACAGGCGTTGAGTCCCTAAAAGAGTGGGGGATGGCCATTGAGCAAACAGGCGGCGATGCTAAGTCGGCAGTTAGCACAATGCAAATGCTCAGTAAAATGATGACCGAGATTAAATACGGCATCTTACCTGCAAACATGGGGTTATTTAGTGCGTTAGGTGTTGACCTTTTTAAGGCATCTCAGGCGGGTGAGCCGCTTGTTGAAGTCCTGAAAATGATTAACAAGGGCGCACAAGGCATTAAAGAAAAAAACGGCATTAGAGACGCGATTAACTCAATACAGATGCTTGGTATTGATTACGACATGGCTAATCTATTGGTTAAAGACGAAAAGACTTTAAATGCCTTTTTAGCCAGTGCCGACAAAATAAATAAATTAAATCAAAAAAATGCCGAAAACTCAGCTAAATTAGCGCAACAATGGGTAATTTTAAAGCAGAAAGGCGAAGCATTAGGCCAAACTATTGAAGAAAAAGTCACGCCTAAGATTTTTGATTTTATCAAAGGATTAGAGAAATTAGTTGAAGAAAACCCCAAAGCGGTGGCGGCTGTAGGCGTTTTGGCAGGTACTTTTTTACTAAAGTTTTCGCCTGTTCGCGCGGTGCTTTTGAGTATCTCAGGACTGTTAGTTGCAGATGATTGGGTGAAGTGGCAAACAAAGGGCGAGTCACAAATAGGCAGGTTGATTGCAGCCGCCAAGCAGTTTTGGTACACGTTTAACGGTGCATTTGATGAAAAGTCAAAGTTAGATTTAGATGTAAGTTTTGCTCAAAAGTTAAAAAAAGGCTTAAAGGGTGTTGATTGGCTAATCAATGGTACAGACGACACACCCTCACGCGTGGGCAGAGGTAGAGGTTCAACATCTAACGAAATCAGACCAAAGATGAAGCCGTCTGACATGAAAAGGGATTTAATGTCTAAAGGGTTTAGCGAAAAGGACGCACAAGAGCAAACAGATTATTTTGTAAAAGAAGCAGGGCTTGATAAGTATGGTTATATTAAAGCCGCGTTTAATATGCAGGATAAAAGCGGTGCTTTAGGCATGGATTACAAAGAGCAGCAAAGGCGCGACCTTGTTGCCCAAAGAGCCGCAGCTAATCCAAGCGGATATAACAATACACAATCAAGCAGTACTACGACAAACAGTACAAACGTTGGCCAAGTCATTATCAATACCCAAGCAAGTGATGCGCGTGGGGTTTATAATGAATTTGTGAATCGTGTATTGGTCAATCAAGCAGAGTCGGGGGGGTTTTAATGCCTATTACACCTATTACTAAACCATTGTTTCCCGATGTGCCTAATGTATTGGGTGTTCCCGCATTGCGTAGAGAGTTTACTACACGTCAAGTCACACGCCTTGTGGTTAGCCGTATTTTATCGCGCATTCTGTTAAGTCGATTTACGCGGACGGGCGTATGGGGGCTTTACGATAAAGACGGTAAAGTCTCAAGAGCGGATTCTGTTTTTTCGTTGGATTTTAAAGGCGCGTCTAAAATATCCGAAGTGCCATTACAAAATGGCTCATTTGCAGCGTACAACAAAGTACAGTTGCCTAATTTTCAATTATTGCGATTAGTAAAAACAGGCAGTGATTTAAAGCGCAATCAGTTTTTAACCGAGATTGATAACGCCAAAAAAAGCACCGACTTGTATTATATTGTCACGCCTGAAAGAACGTATTTTAATATCAACATTGAAGATTATGCTTACAAGCGCACAGCGCAAGACGGCGTGTCTATGCTGATTGTTGACATTACATTCAAACAGATTCGACAGGTTAGCCCTGCATTTTCTACAGTCAAGTTAGAAGATGCTAAGACACCCACAGCACCAAGTCCAAAATCTAGCGGCGTAGTACAATTGCAACCTGTGCCACCTGCTAAACAACAAACAATATCTGATTCTATTCCAGGGGGCTTATAATGTTTGAAGTGCCACTACAAGCGACAGAAAGCCAAACGATTACGATTTTGCTTAATAACCAAAATTGCCAAATCAACATCTATCAAAAAAGCACAGGCTTATATTTAGATTTATTTAAAGACAATGATGTAATCATTCGCACTCGTTTATGCGTTGACCGCATACCTATTATTCGCAATCGTTCAAGTGGTTTTGTCGGGGAATTATATTTTGTTGATGGTTCGGGCAATCAAAATCCTGACTATTTAGGGCTTGGTACTAATTTTAGGTTGTATTATGTCTAGCTCATTTGTGAACCCTAAAAAGATTCGTTTTACATTTACGCTTGCTATTGGCTCTTTTGAGGACGGCAGCAATCAGGTAATTATCGAGGGTTTTAGGTCAGCCGTTGATATTCAAAAGGCGGGCGGGTCAATGATGGTAACTGCCACAGCGAAAATATGGGGCTTATCTCAAGATGTTATAAGTCGATTAACCACACTCGCCTACTTTGCTTTTACCTATGCCAAAAACACAATAAAAATTGAGGCTATAGACGGCGATACGGTGACAACGGTTTATACGGGTTCTATTCTAAATGCGTGGGCGGATTATTCATCTATGCCCGATGTATTTTTATACATTGAAACGCAAGTCGGACATTATGAGCAGTTGACCATTGATAAAACATTGGAGTATCAAGGCGTGTGGAAAGTGACCGATTTAATGGGGATTATTGCAAACAGATTAGGCGTAGCGTTTGAAAATAATAACGTGACCAAGACAATCAATAATCCAAAATATAACGGCTCTTTGATTGACCAATTAAGGCAGCTTGGCCAAGACACGCAAACAGACTTTTATTTTGATAATAATGTATTGGCCATTTGCCCAAGAAACACGCCGCGAACCGTTGGCCAAAATGTGATACCGATAGTGTCAGACAAAACAGGTATGATTGGATACCCTACGTTTAACACAGTAGGGATTATATTCAGGACGTTGTTTAATCCTGCTATTGTTTATGGTGGGCAGATTAATGTTGAATCTGATATAAAACAAGCTAACGGCTTGTGGCAATCATTTTCTATCAATCACTATTTAGAATCTGAAAAACCCGATGGCCAATGGTTTAGTACAATCACCTGTTTATTTTCGGGGTTAGTACCGCGATGAGTTTAGAAATTAGACAAGGTAATCAGACTAAAACATCGGCATCTAGCGACTACAACGCGCTTGTGTTCTTTTTTACTCAAATGATAAATAAGAAGCACACAATGACGTTAGTACAGGTTAGACAAGTTAATGATAATAACACAGTCAACGTGCAGCCGCTTGTTAATATGCTAGATTCAAAAGGTAATGTCGTGCCTTATGGCGTGCTTTTTTCGTTGCCGTTTGTCAGGTTGCAAGGGGGCAATACAGGCGTTTTGTGTGACCCAAAAATAGGCGATATTGGCCTAGCAATTTTTGCAGATAGGGATATTACAAACGTTATAGAAACAAAAGAACAAGCTAACCCAAATTCATATCGTGTTATGTCAATGAGTGATGGTATTTATTTATCGGGCGTGCTTAATCCTGAGCCGACACAATACATTAATTTTAATAATGGTGGTTTTATTGAATTAGTCAGCGCATTATTTAAAATTAGTGGTAATCTATCAGTTGCAACAGGCGCAACAGGCGTATTCAGTTCAAGCACTGGTCAAGTTATCAATGTTAATAATGGGGTAATCACAAATATATTATGAGCATTATTAACCAAGATTACTACGATAATTTATTAACTCAGATTGACAATGCTACGTCATGCGCTGAATTACAGGCGACAGCAAGTATTGTCATTCAAGCGATGCGTGAACAATTAGCAGTGATTGAGCAACAACTTGCTAAAGTTAATCCAATTTTAGAACTTCTTAACGCGCCTAGTTCGCCCGATGAGGTGATAGACTGGATTAAGGGGCTTATTGATAATGTCATTAAACCATTGGCCGCTCCTGCTTTGACTTATGAATCACAAACCGCTTTTTTAGTTAAACAGATCGGACTAACGATTGATAAAATCAAAGACAAGGCTAATCAATTTGTTAATTGTGAGATTGCACCATGACCACACTATTGCTAGACCAAAACACATGGGATTTAGTAGTGGACGCATCGGGTAACATTGCTCTCGCTGATTCGCCTTACTCACTCGCTCAAGATGTGGCTAGTGCGTGTCGTTTGTTTTTGGGTGAATTGTGGTACAACACAAATAAGGGCGTGCCATACAATGAAGAAATTTTAGGCAAATTACCCACCGAAGATGCGCTTAGACAATACCTGATTGATGCTGCTTTGTCGGTGCAAAATGTGGTCAGTGCCGATGTAGAAATAAATAGTTTTGATGGTCGGGCATTATCAGGTATATTAACATTCACAGATAGTTTAGGCGGTACATTTAATGTCGGGTTTTAGCAGCGTTCCCAAAATTGAATTTACAGACAGCGGCCTAGTATTGCCTCAAGAAAGCGATATTTTAACAGGTTGCTCAGCAGACATTAACGCGGCTTTTGGTAATCGATTAAGCGCAAACTTAGAAACGCCACAAGGTCAGCTTGCATCGAGTTGGACAGCTATCATTGCAGATAAAAATGATAGTTTTGCTCAGTTTGTCTCACTCGTTGACCCCGCAACATCTAGCGGTATCATGCAAGATGCTATCGCCAAACTTTACTTTTTAGAACGCTTACCGCCTTTGCCAACAATTGTTAATGTTAATTGTATTGGTGTGTCAGGTACTGTTATCCCTGCAAACTCACAAATAACCGACATTGACGGCAACTTTTATTATGCGGTCGATGGTGGGGTAATTGGTAGCGGTGGCAATGTTACACTAGAGTTTGCCAATTTTGAAAACGGCGCGATACCCTGTGCAATTAACAGCGTTAAAATCTATCAGGCCGTAGCAGGGCTTGACCGTGTTGAAAACGTGGCGGCAGGTACGCTTGGCCGAGACACTGAAACGCCACAGGCTTTTGAGTACAGACGTAAGTTAAGTGTATTTCAAAATACAAATGGTTCAACTGGTGCTATATTCTCAAACGTGTTAGCCGTTGCTAATGTATCCGATGCGATTGTTATCAATAACCCAAGAAGCACGTCATTAAGTTACGGTTCGACTAATTATGTCCTTGCGCCTAATTCCGTTTATGTCGGTGTTGTTGGTGGTGATGATAATTTAATCGGCAGGGCTATTTTACAAAAACTAAATTTAGGTTGCGGTATGAATGGCAACACGACAGTCAGTGTACCTGATACTAGCTACAGCTCACCACAGCCCACATACGATATTACATTCAATCGACCTACTGATACCCGATTCAAAATAACGGTACAAATTCAAAACACGCCATTATTACCAAGCGGTATCGTGCAAAGCATAAAGACTGCAATTATTAATGCGTTTAACGGTGTAGGTGGTCAAAAAGCGCGTATTGGCGGTACAGTGTTAGCAAGTAATTTTTACTACAATATAGCTACCGTTGGCCAAAATGTTTTTATTTTGTCGGTGCTTGTGTCAAAAAGCACACAGCCTGTTATTTTTAATTCGATTGCTTTTGGTATTGATGAAAACCCCACGCTTGACGAATCCGATATTCTAGTGAGTTTGGTATGATTGGTTATCAACAGACAATTATCAGTCAGTACGCACAATCACCAACAATTGTACAATTGATTGATAATGTTAATCAGTGGATTAGTCCCGATGTTGATTTTTATAACTTTACCAATTGGATATGGAATATCGACACAGCGCGGGGGTTTGGTTTGGATATTTTAGGCCGCATCTTAGGCATCACAAGACGTTTTTTTGTGATTCAACCCGATACCTATTTTGGTTTTGATGAAAACTCAAGCGATTATCAACCATTCAATCAAGCACCTTTTTACAATGGTGCTAATGATTCGGACTCAGTTATTTTAGATGATGATGATTACCGTAGGGTGTTATTAACCAAAGCATTTTTAAACATCAATCCGATTAACGCGCTAACCATCAACCAAGCATTAACCATGCTATTTTTAGGGCGCGGTAAATGCTACGTTATCGACAATCAAGATATGAGCGTGACTTATACTTTTGAGTTTGTTTTGTCGTCTTTAGATAAAGCCATTTTACGCGATTTAATGCCCACGATTGCAGGTGTTGAAACTGCAATAAGCGAGATTTAGTTATGTTATTAAGCAATGCACCCAGAAAAGTAGCACTGCCCTTTGCTGAAAATGGCGAGAAAAATACTATTCCCGAAGGTTCTAGTCCATCGGCGGGACGTGCATCAATGAATGATGGCTTCCCACCATTGACTAGACAGCCTGTGGGTAGTGGTGGCATACCCCCACAAGGCTTAGACATGAATGGTATTTTATACTATTTGTCATCGCTCAATAAATGGCAGTCGGCGGGTGGTAGTTTTGTTTATGATTCTACTTTTGCAAACGATAGCGATGTGGGCGGCTATCCTAAAGGCGCGATTTTGTTGCGCTCCGATGGTGATGGTTTTTGGTTAAACCGTGCTGATAACAACACAACAAATCCAGATACAGGCGGCGCGAATTGGCAGCCGATTAACAATGTCGGCATAACATCTAAAACATTAACGAGCAGTGATGTAACGCTAACTAATGCCGAAGCCTCAAAAGATATTATTGTTTTGTCGG